TCATTGGCGCACCTCCTGCGGCGGTTCTGGTAGCGGCATCCAGTCGGTTACATTGCGGCTCTGTGTTTCGAAAAATTCATCACCATCACGGACTACATCAAAAAACTCACCGTCTCGATATTGCGCATAAAGAACGAATGCGCCATCACATAAAATAATTACGTGCTGACCGTCATCCGGCATTCGCTCACTACAGCTTATCCAACCATCCAGAGTTACCGGATAGTTGGTTGACGTTTCCGAGATTTCCCGAAAATTATTGGTTGACGAACCCTTCTTTTCCCGAAAGTTTCCAGCCTGAAGCATGGCGGCGCTGTCTGGCGGGGCAGCATATAGCGGCACGTATATTTCCGGTTCCTTATCAGCACCGGGTTGCTCTTCCAGTGAGAATGTCTTTCCGGTAAATCGATTCATATAAAGCACGGGCTCTGCTTCCAGCGAAGCCTGAGCAACAAGGGCCAGTGCTAAATCCAACTCAATTGCCTCGAGAGAATTTTTGAATGCTGTCTGTTTTACTGCAAATTTCATCGCCTTTACATTTTCACTAACATGACTGATTAACTGCTCTTTTGTAAAAGTGGTCATCTCATTCTCCTTTGATGCGAATGCCAGCGACAATTGAAGCCTGATAGCTAATTCACTCACAGTACCGCCTCCTGAAAGTTTCCCCGATAGAACGCCAGCACACGCTGCATAACTTCGCTCTGGCGGCACTCACGACAAATTATGTTCTGCCGTCTGTTGTAACGACGTATTTCTCCGTCAGGTAACTTTCGAATCAGTGTCGGGTCAGCAGCCTTCTCCGGTGTCTTACGCCATACGCGATACGCCTGCTCTGATGGAAATACCCCGCAACCAGAGAGCCAGACATCACCACTGGCCGCAAGCGCACCAGATAAACAACGAATAGCGGTCTTACTGACACCCGTTTTATCTGCCAGTTGTCGAAAAGTTTCTCGTCCGCTCAGGCGCACGAATTCCACAATGCGCGCCTTCACTTCTTCCCGCTCTTCTGGTGTAAATACTTTTGCCATAAGCGCCTCCGGCAATCACTTTTCCGATACAACACGGCGGGAAGAATCAGTAATCTGTCGAACAATATCCCGGTGCTTGTTCAGCTCCCGCAGCGCGGCGCAGACTCGCTCCCACTTCTGAACATCACTTTTCGCCCTGCGCAGCGCCAGGTTTGCCCTGCGAAGGGACGGAAAAATCAGCTCATCTGCTTGCGTTTCGGTAAACGATGGCAACGGCTGCACAATGTCCGCCACAGTTTCTGTTTTAATTTCTTCCTGTGTTGCGGCTTCCCGGACTGGTAACGCAGCACCTGCTGGCTGAGGAAAGGCCTTACCATCACTTTCCGTTACCAGCGCGGCTTTCGGCTCTGCTGGTAAATTATCGCCCGGCATGCAGTAACGAAATTTACCGTTCTGATTAACGCGTGCCAGCCGCCCCGTTGCGGTTACCACCGCCAGCGTGGAAGCAACCTTGCGAGTACTGACACCGAACTTACCCGCCAGTTCCTCACACGTTTTAGCCCCATCCTGACCGATAAACTCAATCATCATGTCTGCGGTAACTTTTTGTTCGACCTCCCCGGTCAGCATATCCTGTGCTTCAGATTTTACTGGCCGCTCTTCGGTTACCCGGGATTCACCTTCGCCAGCCAGAGACCAGGTGTGACCAGTTTTATCAACGACGCCATTTCTTTTGAGTTCCCACAGCTCGTTGACAGCCTCTTCACGACTGATATCAAGTCGCGCAGCCAGTTCTACCGACGTGGCTTTTCCCATTGCTTTCAGTGCGTCAAATACAGTTTCCATTAAAACGTCCTCCAACAAAAATTACTTCGCAATTCCTGGCTGACCAACATTCGGACGCCAGCTCTCCCAGTTAAAATTCACCCATCGCCCGCCGTTCATGGTCATGCGATCCATAATCCGCTCACCGAGCAATGTTTTCATGGCCTCATAGTTCAGGTTTGTCAGCATCCCCACGCTGCGCATCGACGCTGTCCGGCGATCAACAATCTGATGCAGCACCACCTGCTCGTTTTTCGTCTCGCGCTGAATGCCAATTTCATCAAGAACCAGCAGATCCACTTCGCACAGCTCCCGCAAAAATTTTTCGCCTGACTGCCCGTCGTCATAGCTGGCGTGCAGGGCGCTCATAACATCAGCCACGGTAACCACAATCACTGTCTGACCGTCTTTCAGCAGGCGATTCCCGATAGCTGCCGCTAAGTGATTCTTCCCGGTACCAGGTTTTCCGCTGAACGAAAAATTTGTACACCCGGTCATCAGTTCATCGGCGATGGATTTCGCCTGGCTTAACGCGTATCGCTGGCCGTCGTTCTGCACCTGGTAATTCGCAAACGAGCATTTACGGTGCAACGGCTGGATGCCAGAGCGATTCAGAATTTTTTCCACCCGCAACTGACGATTCAGGCGGTTGATCTCCTCGCAACGTTTCTGTCCTTCAGCAAGTTGCCACTCACGCCACTCCGCAACCGTTCTGAATGGGGCGGTTACATGTGGTGGGGTCAGTCTGCGGATACGCTCCAGAACGCCGCCTGTCGCAATATTTTTCATGGTCTGTTACCCCCTGAAGCCTGGCGGGATCGCACTATCCGGTAGCGAAACGGTGTTAACCTGTCGGAGTAACGTCTCAGGTCGAACACCTTTCGGCGCGAACAAGCCCTGGTATTCATTGGCGATGCTGTGTCGAATCACCTGCTCAGGTGAAAAACCCTGCTGGCGGAATTTTTCCAGCTCCCGTATCGCCCCGTTAGCGCCCTGCTCCGTTCGAATCGGTTTACGCAATGCCTGGCGAAATTCAACCCACTCACGCCAAAGCGAGACAGAAATCCAGTTCGGCAAAGCAATATCCAGAGGGTCAAACTTTTTGACACCTCGATTCCCCCGGGGGGGATTTAGGGGGGGATCTGTTTTTAGATCTTTATCTGTATCTTTATTAGTTGCCTTTGTGTTGACATCATGTTCAAACACCACTTCAACATCTGTTTGAACACCTGTTAAATTTCTCTCTTGTTTTTTTTGAACATCTGCTTCCTTTCTGCTTCTTCTGGCCTGAACAGATGCTTTTCCTGCGGCTGATTTTTTGGTTAATTTTTCCCTGACTGATGCCAGATCTTCCTCAATCCGAAGATGCACCCATTCCTCGCCGTTATCGCAAAAAAACTCCTGCAAGGATGGTTCAACATCAGCCCATCGCTCGTTAGTCAGACGGGCAATTTTTGCCAGTCTGTTTTTAGGTATTGGCTTTCCTGTTTGCCAGTAATTGAACATCAGCAACAAATACGCACCATGCTCCTCTGCTGACAAATGCATGGTGTCAGCCAAGTAATCAGCTATGTACAGTTGCATGTATGGTAATGCGGCCATAATTGCCCCGTATGATGCTGCCCGGTGGCTTAGAATAAGCACAAACAGCATGGAAACTTTTGCTTAATGAACAATGACAGAATCTTCGGAAGACCCGCCGCCGCTGAAATGCGCTTTCCGGTAAACGGCCTGGACTGCATCATCATGCGCATCAATTGCCGTACTCAACGCTTCCTGCGCCGCCAGTAATGCACGGCGTTCCAGGGTATCGAAGATGCAGAGTCGGTGACGCAGCTCGCGCGGAATAATTGCCAGAACCGCAGGGATCAGTTTCTGAATTTTTTCCCTTTGCGCTTTCGTTTCACCTTTCAACCAACGGTGATAGATATTCTGCTGATTGTTCCAGTCCTTGCCTGGTACCAGGGGCAATTCGCCGCCCCCCTGGCGCAGATATTCTTCAGTAATTGCGTTAGCGACCCACGCCTGCCCTTTTTCGGCTGCCAGGGCTAACAACACTGATTCGATGTGCTCATGCCTGATTTTCATGAATCAACTCCTGTGCATTTTGCGTGTTAGCCTTACATCCAACAGGTAAACCATCGGTCGGATTAGGGTAGATATCAGGCCGGAGTTCATGAGGTGTAACCTCGAAATTCGTAGCCTCTGCGATACGCAATACCTTTTCAGGGCTTAACTGACTACGTCCAGTAGCAACGAGGCTAATCATTGATTGCGAACAACCAGCCAGCGCGGCCAAACAAGACTGTCGTACACGATTTTTTTTCAAATATTCATCTAATGTCATAATGGTCACCTTAGTAATGCTCACAAAAATATTAACCATACTAATTTAAATGATCAATACCTATATCAGTTTGAGATTATGAACTGTATTCATAAGATGGTGGTATGAGAAGAAAACGCGAAGAAATCGCATCGCCGGAAGCTACGCAACGTCTGCGCGCAATCTGGGATGCAAAAAAAAGAGAGCTCAAACTGACTCAGGAGCTTGCTGCCGAGCTAATGGGTTTTGAGGCGCAATCTGCGGTTAGCCATTATCTCAACGGAAAGGCTCCACTTAATACTGATGCGGCATTAAAATTCGCTGTATTACTAAGAGTTAAGCCTGAAGAGTTGAGGCCTGATTTAGCTGATCTGATGAATTACGTCCGTTCCTCAGGAACTTATGACGAAAGTTTCGAAGGCGAAGGTTGGCGGATGGTTAACAAGCAACAAGCTGATTTACTAGATCTTTTTGATATCCTTCCCGAATCAGAAAAAGCAAAACTAATCGAAAGACTTAAAGGTCAGAATGAACTCTACAAAGAAGCATTTGAAAATATGCTGGCAGCTCAAAAACGCATGAAGAAATAGCTCCCACCATCTCGTAACTAAACCGCCAT